GACCAAGGAGACGGTGCTGCCAGTGGTGTAGGTGACCGTACCGGCGGAGTTCACCCAGCCGATCACCGGCCGAATCTGCAAGGTGGTGCTGCCAGAGGTGACGTTCCGGACCTGCATCTGCATCGAGTACGTGGTGCCGGGCTCGGCAGCCACCTGGGCACTCCAACAGGGCAACTGGCCGACGGTCCCGTTGAACGTGACACCGAACTGAAAGACGCACGAGCCCTGCCACGCGGTGCCGCTGGTGACGATCTGTCCGGTCGTCGGGTCGGTGTCGCTGTACACGGCAATGTCGGCCGCGAAGCCCGCGTTGGCCTGCAGGAAACCGGTCGGGTAGCCGCCGGCGTCGCCCCCGGTCGCCTGCACAGGGGTGAGCAGGTTCACGGTAGGCGGCCACTGCGCCCGGATCCGCAGCGGCTGGTAGGGGGTGATGCTGCCGGCCCACGGACTGGCGCCGTTGCTGGGGTCGAACGCACCGTCGCGGTTGGCCAGGCCGACGGTGGCCTCGCCGGTGCGGACCTGGTCGAGCTCGAACTGCCGGCCGCGGCGAGTGGCGGTCCTGGTGCGGGTCCGTGAGGAGATCTCCACGAACTTGGTGAGGGGAACGCCGCCCTTGTTGGCACCCCAGAGCGGCCCCCAGGAGTACTCCACTGCCGGCCAGTTCTGGTTGGTCGCCACAGCGTTCACCTCCTGGGGGTCAACGGCGCGCGTACGGCTGCCAGGTCTGGGAGTTCCGCATGCCGAGCTGGTACATCTGCTGCTCCAACGTGCGCCGCAGCTCGACCTCGGACAGCACGGATCCCTGCACGGTCACGTTGACGACGATGGTTGTGCCACCCATCGCTGCGCCCTGGGTGCCGGCGAGCGCGAGTCCGGGGAGCCCGGCGCTGCCGTCGAACGATCCGCTGAGGGCATCGGTCAGGGTGCCGACGGAGTCCACCGCGACACCGCTGTGATCCTCGATGCCCTTGGCGATGCCTTCGGGAATGCTCTTGCCGACCACGTCGGCGAAGACCTTCGAGGGGCTGTTGATGCCCAGGAAGTCCTTGGCTGCGGCCAGCGCATCGTGGGCGAGGTTCTTGACCTGTTCCTTGAGCCAGTTCCAGCCTTGTGAGATGCCCCTGCCGATGCCGTTGATGATCTCGATGCCGATGTTGGCGAACTCGTAGGCTTTTTCCTTCGCGGCGTTCCAGGCGTCGGACAGTCCATTTTTGATGGCACTGCCAATGTTCCCGACGACGTTGGACACAGAGTTCGCGACGTTCTCGACCGGCCCGATGATGACACGGCTGATCCAGTCCCACACGGACCGAGCGAAGTTGAGGATCCCCGTCCAGGCGCTGGAAAGCCATTCGGACAGCAGGTTCCACAGGGTCACCATGGACTGCCACATGTCGACCATCGGGTTGATGATCGTCCACTTGATCAGGTCCCATGTGAACTGTGCTGCGGGAAAGATGACACTGTTCCAGACCCAGGACAGGAAGTCCGAGACCGCGTTCCATGCCGTTCTGAGGGTGTCGATGATTTGCTCGTGGAAGTGATTCCAGACCGCGATGATGATGGCGACGAAAGGAAAGAAGATCACGAGCAGGAGCGGCCACCACTTCGCGAAGAAATCGTGGATCGAGTTCCAGACCGTCATCGTGACATTGCTGACCCAATTCCAGGCATCGATGATTGGATCAGCTACGGCGTGCCACGCGGACGTGAAAAAGGCCGCTACGTCGCGCCAGGCCCCCTTGATCGGCTCAACGATGTCGTCACGCCAAATGGCGGAGGCCCTGTCGGCGACCCACTGCCAACCCCTGACCACGGTGTCCGCAACATCCTTGGCCACGTCCGTGATTGACTTCCACACCTCCTGCCAGTTCATGGCCAGGAGTGCGACTGCGGCGATGAGCGCCATGATGGCAAGGACGACTTCGGGGATGCCCGTGGCCCACAACGCGGCCGCGAAGTTCCAGGCCGCGGCTGTTGCCAGGACCAGGCCGACGACCAGGACTCCGCCGATGGCGATACCCAGTGCCTCCGTGAGCTGTTTGTGCTCCCGAAAGAAGTCGATGACCGCCAGTACGACGGGGATCAACTTGGTGCCGAGTGTGATGGCCGCAGTCTCAAGGCGCTCCTTGAGCTGGCTCATCTGGAAATTGAAGGTGTGAGTGATCTCTTCCCAGCCGTGAATGTCCTCGCCGGTCTGCTGACTTGCCTTCCCGACGGTCTTCACGTTCTTCTCGAAGTCGGCCATGCTCTCACCGCCCAGCATCAGCGCGGTGTTAAGGCCGACGGCGCCGCCCATCACTTTCTTCATGGCGGCGTTGAACGTCTCCTCGGAGGGGCCTCCGTTCTTCAACTGCTGGTTGAAGCCCTGGGACTTGTTGACGAGGTTCGCGAACTGGGCGGCGAGGTTCGCCTGATCCGTCGGCAGCGCCTTCAATTGCTGGCGCCATTCCCCCAGGGTGACTTTGCCGGCTATGAATTCCTGTGCCACGCTCTGCAGCGACTTTGGCATCGACGCGATCATCGTGTTCGCGTCCTGTGCGGCCTGCTTCGACGTGTTGAAGGTGTTGAGCAGGACCATGCCGCTTGGGCCCATGTGCTCCAGGATGGTGCGCTGCAGTAGGTCGATGGTGCCGGTGAGGCCGCGTTCGCCGAGCTTCGAGGAGATGTCGTTCGAGCTGAGGCCGAGGCGCTGCATCTCCTGGACGGCGACGTTGTTGGGGGCCTGCAGCGCGCGGATCGAGAAGGCGAGTTCCTGGGTGGCCTCGCGGGCGCTGGTGCCGTGGTTGGTCAGTGTGGCGATGGCGCCGCCGACTTCTGCGAAGCTGACGTGGGCGGCGGAGGCGATCGGCAGGACTGTCGCCAGGGAGCCGGCGAACTCGCCGAAGGTGGTCTTGCCGGAGCCGACCGCCGCGATCATCTGGTTGGTGATGCTCGTCGACTGGTCAGCCGCCAGGTGATACGACTTGAGGGCGCTGGTGACCGCATTGGAGACCTCGGCGAGCGGTGCCTGCTCGGCGCGTGCGCCCTCGGCGGCGGCCTTGAGGACGGTCAGGCCATCCGCCCCGTGGAAGCCGGCGCTCTCCACGAGGTACATGCCGTCGGCGAGTTCCTTGGTGGCGGTGCCAGTCTCGACAGCGATCCGCTTGACGCCACCCGACACCATCTGGAGATTGGCCTGTGACTCTCCGGCGGTCGTGGTCAGCTTGACCATGGAGGCTTCGAAGTCGCCGGCCAGCTTCAAGCTGACACCGGCGATGGCGACTCCGGCCACCGCGGTGGCTGTTCCGACCTTCGTCAGGACTCCGGTGACACCGCCCATGCGGTTGGTGAAGGCTTCGCCCTCCTCGCCGGCGGTCCGCATCCCGGCAAGGAACGGGGCGGTCTCTGCCCGCAGGACTACGAAGAGATCTGCCACCTCGGAGGACATGGCACCTCCTCGACGGTCAGGTCAGGTGCTTCCAACCGCCGTCGCCGTAGGCCTTGCGGTAGATGACGGGGGCGGCGACACGGACGCCGAAAGTGAACGCGGGCCCGAGGAACGGGAATCGCTTGCCGTTCTTCAACCCCTGTTCCAGGTGTGACCCGTACTTGCTGCTCGGGGTACGGCTGTACGGCGGCGTCATGCCGGGCTGTGTGCCGATGCGGACCTCGGCGCCGGTCATGGTGTGGTTGACCGCCGTGCGGGCCAGGCTTCGCACCAGGGTGCCGGAGATTCGCGCGGGCCCCTCACCGTGTCGGGCAGGTGTGGGAGTGCCCCGCGCGTGTGAGCCGTTGCTGGCGTTCGTCTTGGCCTGTTTGAGGATCGCGTCGGCCAGTTCGGTCAGGGCGATCGGTGTCTGGGCGAGGCCCTGCGCGGAGAGCTTCGCGAACGTGGCGGACATGAGCCCCGGCTGGAGTTCAGGCACTGGTCCTCCCGTTGGCGTGCTTCTGCGCATCGTGTTCGGCCTGGCGGCGGGTGAGCAGGAGGTCCCAGGTGTACCGGCGCACGTACCAGGGCGTGCCCTGCAGTTCCTGCCAGGACCAGCCCATCTCCCGCATCACCTCGAAGTCGACAAGTTCGTCCGGCGGCGGGCCGGACGACCACGTACCGTCGTAGACGCTCTCGGCGGGCCAGAGCACCTCGTTCAGGTACGGGTCGTCCGGCCCTAGGCTCCCGCGCCGGTGACCGCCGAGATCTCGGCGGCCATGCGGTTCTGAATCTGCATCGGCAGCTTCGCCACGAGGCCGGCTGTCGCCGGCAGGGGCAGCGGCGGCTGGTCGTCGTCGAGGCTGGTGGCGTCGTACACGTGCCAGCCGACGACCAGCCTGGCGAGGATGGCGAGGCCGCCCTGGAACGTCTCCTCGGCGGTGGCGTTGTCGGGGACGTCCGGCATCAGTTCCTGGGATGGGACCGTCTTCGGGTTGCGCATGACGACGCGAACGGCCTCGGCGCCGACCTCGGTGAGTTCGGGGAAGTCGAGGGTGATGACGCGGTTGGCGTACCCGGCCATGTGTGCTCCTTGAGGGTGGGGAAGGGGGGTCCCGGCGCGGCGCGGGCGCGTCCCCGCGCCCTCAACGCTCGCGCGCCCACAGCCGGGCCGGGACGTTCGAGGGGCCGCCGTCAGTAGGCGGTGGTCTGCCAGTTCGTGAGGGTGGCCTGGACGGCGCCGCCGTCGGTGGTGTTGTAGATCCCGACGATCGAGAAATCCGCCTGCGCGTAGGTGCTGCCGAGGTCCCGCTTGCCCTTGAGGTAGCCGGACTTGGACATGGTGAGGGCCAGGGACTGGCCACCGCGGGCGACGGGCTGCTGCATGGTCGCGGTGGTCGCGGTCTGGGTGTAGGTGAGGTACAGGTTCAGGTCGGTCTGGTTCTCGAAGATGGCCTTGTACGACCCGTCGACCTCGACAGGGCCCGCGAAAATCTCGCGTGGCGCCTGCACGCCATCGCTGGACTGGATGGCCTCGACCGCCCGCTTGACCGTCAGGTCCAGGGACAGGCCGCGGGTCGACGATGAGCCGGCGTTGACCATCCCCCATGACCAGCCAAGGAGCGGGTCGAACGTCGAGAACGTGGGCGTCGCCGAGGTCTGCGTAGTCGACGGCATGCTCGTCGCCTTGACGGAGACCTGCAGCGCGCCCTTCGGGTCGACCTTGAGCTGCAGGTCCGACCAGCGCACATAGCTGCAGCTGACCGTCTGCGTGGTGTCGTACAGCGTCAGCGAGTAGGTCGGCAGCGGTGACGTCGACTGCTTGAACGTGTGCACGGTCGGGGTGGTCACGGCGGCACTCGACGCGTGCGCCTGGCTGAGCCCGACCCGGTTGACGCCGGTCTTGCCGAGCACGGTGGTCACGTTGCTGGTGTACGGGCCGGTACCGGTCGCGGCTCCGTCCGTCCAGGCGTACTCCGTGAGGCCGGCCGTGTCGATGCGGATCACCGTGCCGGCCGTGAGGGAGACGGCGGTCTGGATGGAGGTGGCGCCGACGGTGGTGGCTGCCGACAGGGTCGTCGTGGTCGCTGCGGTCACGGTGTCCGGGCCGATCAGCGCGGCCAGGAAGTGCCCGACGAGGTCCGGGTAGGCCAGGACGTCGATCGACCAGGTGGCGTTCACGACGCCCTGGTAGACGCCCTGCAGCACAGTGTCGTTGCCGCGGACACTCTCGTCCTTGATCTCCGCATAGACGTCCTCGAACTCGGCCTTGCCGAAGGGGATTCCGACGGTGGGTGCCACGTAGGTGCCGGCCGTCGTCTCCTTGGCGAGGCCGAGGGTAGCGAGGCGGGAAAGCTGGGTCACGGCGTCTCCTCACTGGTCGAGGCCTGCACCGGGGCGGCCTTCCTGCTGGTCTTGGTCGGCTGCGGATCCTGGTCCGCCGGGACGGGTTCGAAGCCGGCGATGGGGATGGGCCAGTCGACGATCTCGCCCGGCTGCACGGTGGCGGGGATCGCCGGGATGTCGACCGGGGAGTCGTGGGTGGAGCGCTGCAGCATGGGTCCCTCCCGGTGCCTAGCCGGTGATTTCTATGTCGTCGGCGGAGTAGGTGATCTCGGCGTGAAACTCGGCCTCGGAGGGCACCGTGACCGAGGGGTCGGCGAACCGGACGTCCACCCACTGCGGGTTCTCGGCGACGCTGCGGAACCTGCCCCCGTGGGACTTGTCGCCGGGGAAGCCGCCGATGCGGGCGAGAACGTCGTCGACCGCGGCATCGAAGGCCCGCTGGTCAGCCTCCGAGTTCCCGCTACCACTGGACAGCGGCCACACCAACTTCAGGAGGAACTCGTAGGTGGGCATGCGGCGCACGTTCGCGAACCGCTGCTCCCGGATCGACCGGCGCAGCACGTAGATGTTGCTGCCGCGCCGGCCAGGGGTGCGGGGCATGTAGCCCTGGACGTTCTGCCACTGGCCACCGTTGGCGGTCAGCAGAGCGGGCAGGCCGTCACCGGCGGAGGTGAGCCAGGCGACCTCGCGGTCGACGGCATCGGCTGTGGACACCCGTCACCTCCTTCGTCGGCGGCGCCAGCTGCGCGCCCTGTGGTGGACGGTCGGTCCGCGCCGGTAGCGGCGGCGCACGGAGCGGGTATTGCGGCGCGGCCGGTAGCGCACCTGCAGCGTCTTGAAGGAGGCGTTGCGGGCGCTCGGCCGCGGGCTGCTCGCATGCGGCTTCCGCACACCGGGATGACGCGGCCGCGGGGAGCCGGATGGCTTGGCCCTGGCGGTGCGGGGCCGCGTTGATATCGGCTTGGTGCGGCGTACGGTCGTGGGCCGAGTGGTGCTGCGCCGCGTGGAGGGGTGAGTCCGGCCTTTCAACCGTGCCGAGATCCTGGCGCGGGTAGTGGCGCTGAGCCGATGTCCCGGGTGCCGCTTGCCTTTCAGCTTGGCGGAGATCTTTGCGCGGGTTGCCGCGGAAAGCCTGTGCCCGGCATGGTGCCGGCCCTTCAGCTTGGCGGAGATCTTGGCCCGCGCAGCGGCGGACAGCTTGTGGCCCTTCGGGTGCCTGCCGCGCAGCTTGTTCGAGATTTTCGCTCGGGCCGCTGCCGACAGCGGATGGCCCTTGTGGGGATGGGACTTGCCACGCATCCGGGCCGAGATCTTCGCCCGAGCCCCGGCCGACAACTGCCGCTTCTTCCCGGCCACCGGTCACCGCCTGGAGTACGGGGCGAGCATCTCCAGGGCGTCAGCCCGCAGTGCATCCGGGTCGTGGCCGCTGCGCCCGTCGACCGGGTCGAGCTGCTTCACAGCCATGCTTGCCGCCATGTACTGGCACGCCTGCACCAGGTCCGCCGGAACCGTGGTGTAGCCGCCCGAGTACGTCACCAAGATGGTTGTCCCAGGTGGCACGAACGTTCCGAGCTGAAACCTGACGTGGCCCGTGTCGGGCTCGTATTGCAGTGTGTTGACCTGCACCGTCTGGATGCCGGAGTAGGAACGGGCCAGCGACACCCCAGTGACAGAGCCCGCCCACATCTCCGGGTAGCGCGGGGGAAACTCCCGCACCCAGAAGTGCCGGACCAGCAGCGTCGATCCGAGGGACTGGGCCCGGGAGAAGCCGAGCTGCGCCGTCGGGTCGAGCGGCACGTAGGCGTCGAGGGCGTCCTCGACGTCCATCGCCTCGGCCCTCTGGGTCTCGACGATGCCGGTGAACGGGGCGAGCCGGCGGTCACAGGCCGACTCGCAGGCGCGGGTGGCCTGCAGCATCAAGTTCGTCTTGGCCTGGGTCGTGTAGCCGGAGACCAGGTTCGCGAACGGCCCCTCTGTGAAGTTCGCGACTGTGGCGAGTGGAGTGGGACTGTCGATCGGCACGGTTCGTCACACTCCTCTCGTCGCGTCCTGCGGGACCGCTACTCGGAGACGGTCTGCTGGTCGACGGTGGCCCGCCGGGTGTACTTGCGCTTCGGCACCTCGACGACGGCCTCCGGCGCGTCCGCGGCCGGGGCCTCGGACCCCTCAGGACTGCCGGTGATCGGCAGGTGCGACACATGCTCGAACCCAGCACCCGGGATGGCTAGGAGCTCCACCGCCAGGTCGTCCGGGACGTCGACAACGTCGTCCGACGTGCCCCAGGTCAGGCCGCCCGGCGCGGAGCCGGGGGTGCTCTGTTTTCGCAGCTTCATCAGCGATCCTCTCCAGGTTGTGGCTGTTGGCCTGCGGTGGGCCCGGCCGGGCGGACGACCGGGCCCGTTCGGCTACAGGGCCGCCGTCATCCGGGAGAGCCGGCCCACGTACTTCGGCGCCCGGACCGCCAGCGTGGTGTCGGTCACCACGGCGAACGGCAGGGTGTCGGGGGCGGTGACGGTCGGCGCGAGCGGGATCACCTGCATGTCGCGGGTGTAGGGGCGGACGAGGAAGTTCTCGTCGCGCGGGATGAGGTAGATGTCCTCCTGCGGGCTGTTGCCGGTGCGCGGCAGGGCGCCGGCGTTGGTGCCGACGTACGAGGCGGGGCCGGTGTTGCCGGAGGAGTTGGTGAGGAGGTTGCTGCCGGTGTCGACGATCGACGTGACGGCGGCGCCCGTGGTGTCGAACGCGTCGACAACGCCGATCAGGGACTCGGTGCCGGCCGCCGTGGACCGGTAGACCTTGTACATGATCGGGGCGGCGCCGTCGGGCAGGTTCGACGGGGTGCTGAACGACAAGGTGACGGTGCTGGCCGCGCCGGTGGTGGTCTGCGACACCTCCGCCGAGGCGAGCGTCTCGCCAAACCTCGCGACGACCGCGGAGACGCGGTAGTAGTACGTCGCGGCGGCGAGCGATCCGCCGCTGGTGGCGGTCGCCGTGGAGACGGTGCTCATCTGCGACGTGCGGGTCGACAGGAACGACGACTTGATGATCGGGATGTCGCGGTACGTCGGCACGTTGAGGCCGGCACCGATGGTGGTGGTCGGCGCGGCGAAGCGCTGCTGCGCGACCAGGGACTGCGACACGGCGGACGCCATGCGCGGCGACATGACGAACATCCAGCTAGAGCCGATCGGCATCGCCGCGTTGCTCTCGACGAGGTCGATGAGCTGGTCGAGGTAGTGCAGCGCGAACGACGCGTTGATGTCGAGCGCGTTGACGAACGCGTTGCTGCCGCTGCCGGCCGTCCAGTTGGACACGAGGTAGTCCAGGCCGGAGCTGATCGGGTACTGGCCGGCGACGGTGGCCGGGTCGTTGCCCCAGATGAACGCGTTCTCGATCGTCCACAGCATCGAGGACATGGTGCCGTCGAGTTCCAGCTGGCGCAGGTCGCCGACGATGTCCCGGGAGACAGTCTGCGCGTAGCCGGTGACGGAGCCGACGG